AGTTTCCATTCTTCACGAATGAAAGTAGCTTGTTGTTCTTCGTTATCTTTACTAACAGTAATCTGACTTCTATCAGGTATTTCTACGAAGTCATCAAGAGTACCATTAAGTTTAAGATGATTAATAACTTGTTCTACTTGAGGATAAGTTTCAAATAAGTTATTAATAGCAGCAGTTTGAGCTTCTTTAACTCTACTCTGAACTACTGTTTCAACATAAGCAGCAATGCCTTCTTCATTATCATCAAATACGATAGGATTACCGTTTTCATCTTTAAAGTCAGAACCGAAACGAGTTTGTAATTGGTTAAGAACACTTGGTTCAGAACCATTTTGAGCGATAAGTTCAGCAAGTTCAGTAGCAGTACGGAATACAGTTCCGTCAGCAGCAATAGCATTACCTTCAGCATCAATAGTATAATCTACACCGTCTACATTAATAGTATCACCTTCTGATAACTTAACTTCCCCCATAGAGGAGTCTTGTTGCTGATTATCCACTTGACCTTGCTGACCTTGATTTCCAGTACTACCATTACCATTATTAGCATTAGTATCAGGATTAGTATCAGAATTACCATTACCATTACCTTGTTGACCTTGTTGTCCAGCACCTTGTTGTCCCTGTCCGGTAGTATTACCGTTATTACCAGAGCCAGCACCTTGACCTGCACTACCAACAGTAGATATATCATCTATTTTAGTAGTACTTAAATCGAGAGAACCATTATTATTAAAAGTTGGCATAATAAATATGTTTTAATTATTACTTTCAAGTCAAATGTAGTCTAATAATATAAGAAATACAACTCTTGCTAGTTTGAATACCTTACTATTAGGTTTAGAAAAGCCCGTATTTGAATTTAAGTAATATAAGAGTTGAATAGTATCAGCTAAAACGAACGTTCAACATAGGGCAAAAGAATAAGCCATTTTAAGGCTTGCTACGGCATTTTAATGCTTTATAATACAGTTCATCTCTTTAAGGGGGAAAATTCAATAGAAGTCAAAAAAATGCGGTCTACGTCAATCTTATGGGTACGAAAAACCCTACGGAGGCATCCGTAGGGCACGTCTGAATCATAGAGAAAGGTATATAGCTAATTATAACTTAGTGTTCACTTCTTACTAGAACTACTACTAGACTTTGGTTTATCATATTTGTTCTTATTCTCTTTAGCTATCTTTAGTTGATTATCTCTATCTAATGCAGCATTAATCATATCCAAGTCTTTAGCTCGTTTCTTCTCATTTAGTTCAGCTTGTTTTAAAGATAGTTCGGCAGAGTTATCTTGTGGTACAGTTTGTGAAGGTTGATTAGCTAGAGCAGCCATTGCAGCTTCTGTATCCATTCCTTTAGCAAGAAGGTCATAATAACCTTTTATTTCGGCAAGTCTAGCATCTTGTTCACCTTTTGCAGCTATCTGTTCAAGAGCAGCTTTATTCTTAGCATCTTCTAACTGTTGGTCTAGTTGACGAAGAGATTCTTCGTTTTTCTGACGAATCTCTTGATAACGATTAATAGCTAGTTTAAGACTAGATATATTCCCTGAAGTAATAGCTGCAACAGCTGACATTAAATCTCCATTCTGACTAGCATTAAAAGCCCACTCTTTGAGTTGCTCGAACTTCTCTGTTTCTCTATCAGAGTTCTTAGCTTTAACTACATACTGTCCAAGAGTATGATTCTCTACATTAAGAGAAATATATTGCTTTCTATCTGACTTGTCATAATAGGAAGTATCTAACCCGTCAATCCAAGCTAGCTTAGAATTATTTAAGTCTACGATATATTCATCTTCACGGAACTTATCAAACATATAATTGATAATAACAGTTCCCATTGAACCACGAATAATTGCTTCTTCCGTAGTACCTTTACCAGCACTAGTAGCTATTTGTCCATAACGTTGTGGTGTCATATCTACCATTTCACGTGCACTGGCTTTAATAGATTCAATAAGATTAGATATTTCAGTAATATAACCAGAGATATTAGCATCGAGCATTTTAATAGATTGCGCTTTAGTGCTATTAATATCTTCTGCATCATCGTATGGAAATATACCTTCAGCAGCTATATTATATATAGCTTCTTCCGCATCTTCTCCAAATAGAGACTTAGCTGCAACAAGAATAAACATCTTATTTTTAGCTATCATCATTTCTCTATGATAAGAGAATATATTGATTAGTATTTGGAAAGGAGTAAGTATCTCTACAATGGAGAACTTTCCCATTTGAGGAAGAACTTCTTGAAGTCCACAATATTGCAATCTAGCATCATCGTCTATTTGGAAAGGAATAGGTTTAGCACCACCTGGATATATACCGAAACGTTGTCCTCCAATACGATAACCTTCATATATCTGCGGTTTATATACAACAGATATTTCAATATGACCTAGTTCAGGATTAAATTCAAAGTCATCAGGAACAATCATTTCATCAACTAAACCTACTTCGTTAATATACTTTAGTATCTTAACTTGCGCATATCCTCTCCAATTAACATGCCATACTTCTAACAATTCTCCGTTCTTTAATCTTAAATCATAACCTTCTGACGGAAATATCTCACAAGTATCTTCTTTATAGTTCTTACACTTTTCAGGAAAATAATAAGTATAAGAATTAAGACTAAGAGTACAAGTAGCTCCAACAGTACTAGGATTATAATACTTAGTTATAAATTCTAGTTGTTCCTCTGTTAATTCATCAGAGAATTGGTCTATTACCTGATTGTAACTCATTAACATTCTACGAGCTACAATATCATATTTAGATACCATTTGTTCTCCATTAGGAACAGGATACATATCAGTAGTAGGAACATATTCTTTAATTAGTTTCTTACCACGAACAGTATGGAAACTATAAACTTCCCCTGTAACGATATAGTTAAAGTACTCAACTGGAATTATTGTCTCGTTATTAAGAACATCATCAATAACTTCTAATAGTTGTTGAGCTTGTGCACTTATTTCATCTATATAATTATCAATAAAGTTCTTTTCAAACTCTTCTGCATCAGCTGCTAATTGTTCAGGGTCAACCTCTTGTATTGGTTGTCCTTGAGCTTCTAGTTGAACATTTTCAGCTTGTTGTTGCTGTATTCTCCTTTGAAGTTCTTGTTGAAATGCTAACATAGCTCGCTTAACTATATCTTCTCGAATAGCAGCATCACGAGCCATAATGA